ACTAAAGAAAGAAACGTAAGTATGCCAGACATAATACATAAACCTTGTCCTTTTGTTGCATGTGGTTCAAGTGACGCTTTTTCTTACCATACTGAAAAGAGAGTAGGTAAGTGTCATTCTTGTGGTGGTAATTACCCTTCAAGAGAAGAAACATACGACTGGGCAGAAGACAAGTATCCTAAGAAAGAAAGAGATAGTATGAATGTAACAGAGTTTACACCTAAAAGAATAGAAAGTGTATCTGATGGTCGTCACCTACCCCACCGAGGGATTTTGCAGAGTACAATGCAAGACTTTAATGTACTTACATACGACGACAGACAAGAATACGTATACCCCTCTGGGGGAATTAAGGTTCGTAACTTAGAAGAGAAGGCTTTCTATGCTAAGAGTGGGTTCAAAGGTGATGAACTATTCGGTATGAACTTATTCCCTGCTGGTTGTAGTCGTATTGTAACAATAACAGAAGGTGAGTTAGACGCTCTATCAGCCGCACAGATGCTTGGTAAACAGTATACTAACCCTGTTGTGTCGTTACCTTCAGCTACACCATCTAAGAAGTTATGGGAGAACTGTAAGGATTGGTTAGGTAGCTTTGAGAAGATTGTCTTGTCTGTAGATAATGATGAGGCAGGTAATTCTTTAGCTGATCGTATGGCTAGGTTGTTTCCTAATAAAATCTATCGTGTACAGCATGGTGAATTTAAGGATGCTAACGACTTCTTAAAAGCAGGTAAGGGTGTAGACTTTAAGAACTTATGGTGGAAGCCAGTTAAGCATACACCAGAGAACATACTTAACACTGCTGACCAGTTCCTTAAGTTGTATGAAGATACACCTGAGCATGTATACTATCCTACAGGAATACAAGCATTAGACGATAAGGTCTTAGGTCTTATGCAAGGTCACTTCACAGTGTTTAAAGCACCTACAGGTATAGGTAAGACTGAGCTTATGAGATACATGGAATACAGTATGTTGAAGCAAGGTGTACCTATTGCCGCATGGCACTTAGAAGAAACTAAGCTAAGGTCTTTACTAGGTCTTGTGTCGTATGAAGTAGGTGACAACCTGACAAGACGTGACCTGATAGAAGAGAAGGAAGCCGACAAACTTGTACGTGAAGCCATAGGTAACTTAACTAAAGATGAAAACTTTTATCAGTTCTACTTAGGTGATGGTCAAGGTACAGACGAACTAATAGATCAGATAAGATTCTTTAGTCAGGCTTGTGATTGTAAGTTTGTTTTCTTTGAACCTATACAAGACGTAGTTGTAGGTACATCAGAAGAAAGTAAAGAAGCTATGTTAGCTGACTTATCTATCAGACTATCTAAGTTAGCCGCAGAGCTTAACGTAGGTATTGTTACTATTGCTCACACTAATGAGAATGGTGACCCTAAGTACTGTAAGATGATAGGTCAACGTGCGTCTGTAATTATAGACTTACACAGAGATAAAGAAGCTGACAGTTTAGAAGAACGTAACACGACTTACCTAAAGGTCGAGAAGAATAGACCTTGTTCAGAAGAAGGACAAGCAGGTAAGTTAGCATTTAACTTAGATACATTTATGTTAAGGGAGATATACTAATATGATTGAGATTAAAATTACAGATTCTCATATAGATAGAGCAAAAGGTTTAGCTGAAGAATTAGGACAATTAAGGAACTCCATAACAAAAGGAGAAGGTAATTTAGCTGGGTTTATAGGTGAAGTAGTAGTATCAGATTTTACTGGTAGTTCTCACTCAAATACCTATGACTACGATTTAGTTCTTCCAAGTGGTAAAACTGTAGATGTAAAAACAAAGAGAACTAACTACCCACCAAAAGATTACTATGATTGTAGTGTAGCCGCATTTAACACAAAACAAAATTGTGATTACTATTCATTTGTTAGGGTTAAGAATGATCTTTCTTCGGCTTGGATACTTGGTTTTTACGAGAAGTTACTATATTTTAAAGATGCAAACTTTCACAAGAAGGGTGAATTTGATCCTGATAACAGGTTCACGTTTAAAGCTGATTGTTACAATATAAAAATATCAAAACTTAAAGGGTGTCCATAATGCAAGTATTTGACATAGAAACAGACGGATTTAATCCTACAAAGATACACGTACTATCTTACATAAACGAAGAGGGTGAGATACAATCTACTTTTGACTATGAAGAGATGAGAACATTCTTTCTTAACGCTGACACAGTTATAGGCCACAACATAGTTAGATATGATGTCCCTGTAGTAGAGAGGATTCTAGACATAAAAGTAGACGCTAGGATCATAGATACGTTACCTCTAGCTTGGTACATAAACCACAGCCTACAGAAGCATGGATTAGCACAGTATGGTGAGATGTATGGTGTACCTAAACCTAAGATTGATGATTGGCAGAATCTAAGTCCTGAAGAATATCAATACAGGTGTGAAGAAGACGTTAAGATCAACGTAAGGTTATGGAAAGACTTAGACAGGAAGCTAAGTAAACTATACCCCCACAGTGGAAATAAGGATAGACTTGTTGACTATCTTACATTCAAGATGGAGTGCGCTAGAGAACAAGAGACCCTTCAGTGGAAATTGGACGTAGATAAAGCAGAGGGTCACTTACAAGACTGGGAGAACCTAAAGGCTGAGAAGACAGAGATGCTTGCTGATGCTATGCCACGTAGGATTATTACAGCAGTACGTAACAAACCTAAAGTTATGTATAAGAAGGATGGATCTCTATCAGCAAATGGAGAGAAGTGGGTTGCACTATGTAAAGAACAGAAACAACCTGAGACTACTGTATCTCTAACAGTTAAGACAGGTGAAGAAAGAGCTAACCCTAACAGTACAGATCAAGTTAAGGATTGGTTGTTCTCATTAGGTTGGAAACCACGTACCTTCAAGTATCTAACTGACAAGAAGACAGGGGACACGAGGAAATTAGAGCAAGTACGTAAAGATGCAGACTTATGTAGTTCAGTCAAAGCACTGGCAGACATAGAACCTGCTATTAGTCTACTTGAAGGTCTATCTGTTTTGTCGCATCGCATAGGTGTTATAAAGAGTATGGTTAACGCTCAAGTAGATGGGTACGTACAGGGGAATATAGCTGGACTAACTAACACTCTTAGGTTTAAACATGCCAAGCCTCTTGTTAATTTACCATCAGTTGATAAGCCATATGGTAAAGAGATACGAGGTTGTTTAATTTGTCCAGAAGGTTATACATTATGTGGTGCTGATATGACCTCACTAGAGGATACAACTAAACGTCACTACATGAAACCTCTAGACCCTGACTACGTAGAAGAGATGTCTAAAGATGGGTTTGATCCACACTTAGACTTAGCTAAACATGCAGGTGTTATTACACAAGAAGATATAGATAAGCATAACAGTGGAGAAAGATCTTTATCAGCCCTACGTAAGAATTACAAAGTAGTTAACTACAGTGCTACTTATGGTGTTGGTGCTTCTACTCTATCTCGTAACACTGGGATGCCCTCTAAGGACGCAAAGAAGCTCCTAGAAGCCTTCTGGTCACGTAACTGGTCAGTCTATAAGGTAGCTAGTACAGCCCGTACAAGGGACTTATTTGGCTCTACATGGCTATACAATCCTGTATCGGAATTCTGGTACAGTCTTAGGAGCGACAAGGATCGCTTCTCTACATTAAATCAAGGAACAGGAGTATTTTGTTTTGACAGTTGGGTATCTTTATGTCGTCGCTACGGAATTAAAACCATTGGACAATTCCACGACGAAATCATCGCACTCGTACAAGAAGGAGACGAAGAACAAACTAGGTCTACGATGGAAAAAGCTATTGAAAACCTTAACCAAAAGCTAGAACTTAACGTACCACTAGGTGTAGATGCACAGTTTGGTAAGAGCTACGCAGACATACACTAAATTTATTTTTTTGTCTACCTTGCATATTAGCAAATTTAGGCATTATATATATATACCAACAGCCGAAAGGAACTCGACATGGCTAAATACACAATGGATATGATACTTGAATACGCTAAAGTATTTCCAGAAAACGCAGACATGGGTAGTCCAGATGGACCTCG